ACGACGCGAGGGGTGAATGTGGAGCGGATTGTCTGTGCATCCATCTTCTCCCAATCAGCGGCGAATTGTTTGCCTAGTAGTATGCTTACTTCATCCTGCTCCATGAACTGCATACACATCTGCGCAGTAAGCCATAGTACAGTGCCCACGGTATCTTCGATAGCATCCATCTTTTCATCTGCACGTGTCTGTATCTGCGACTCATAACTCTCAATAGCTTTGTTCGTTGTGTTTGTCTTGTATTCAACACCACGTTGAACTGATGCAACTCCTGATAAGCGATCAATGGCTTCAAGTATTGGCTTCTTATCGAAGAATTTAATTGCTTCAGCGCTAGGAGGTAGGAGAGGTCCGAGTACATCTGCTATCTTCTTGCCTTCAGGCAAATCGACGCCGATACAGTTAGTATCCATCGTGCCAGCTATAAGCGCTTCAAGTAGTGATGTGTCTTTGAGTGAGTTCTTATCATATACTACTTTACCCGCTGCGAACTTACGCACCTTGGCCCATTCGTTGTTGATGACGTTGACATCATCCTGTTGATCAAGGTAGTAAGTGACTTCTCCTTTAGCGTACATCGTGATTGGATCAGTATGGAACTCCATTGGAACAACGGTGAAGAATTGATCCAGTGAATATGGATCATCCCACACCCAAAGTGGGTAACACCAGTCGTTGCAGTTGTAGAGTTCAACACGACGTGTGACTTTATCCCACACATATACTACCTTCGTCATCTGCGCCGCGAGAAATGAGTTTTGATCCGCATAGCCATACTTGGTGTGCTCAGCACTCGAATAACTGAATAGCTGGAAGTTGTCGGTCTGCCCTCTATCACCTTGGTCTGGCGACACTCCAGCTTTGATGACGTTAGACGGACTGAACACAGACTCCCATTCTTCACTGTTTGGCTTCTTTCGCCCAAACTTGGCACGTAGAAGTGAAGTGTACATGAGGTCTTCAATCATCACCCAATTGCAGGGACCGCTAAGGTCTAAGTCGGTTGAAGTAGGATCGACGATGATTTGATCTGGCCTGCGTACTTTCACCCACGGACCTGATGGCGTTAACATGTCGATAGTCTGCTCAAGTGCTAGCAACTTGCCTTCAATCTCTTTAATGAGCTTCTGACTATCTGCCTTCTCTAGTTGCGCGCTAAGTGATGTTATTTCTTCTAGCGCTGCTTCACTCGATTGCTCGCGTAGTGTGTAGCCAACTTCAAACCAACCGATGTTAGTTAGCGACGTGCTAACAATGTTGCGCTTCACCTTACGTTTAAGATTAAGACCGGGTGATGTTTTCTTGCTAGCTAACACGTTGACTAACTTCTCAACTACACGCGCTTTAGGTTCATCTTCTTTGTCTTCACACGTGAACTCTGCGTCGGGGTTCTTAGTAAAGAGTAGTGGAACGAGTGCGCTAACATTCGCAAACACGATATTCTCTGTGCTATTGTAAGAGCCTTGTAACGGCGTGCCTGCTGCTGAGTTGTCTTCCTCATGGCGGCTACTCGCATTGTGCTTCGTGTGATCATGCCTGTAGTAGCGATAGGCTTCATTCCACGCGTCGGTGTTCTTGCTCATTGCCGACTTGCCCTGATCATAGCGCGAACGCCACAATGGGCCGCGATGCTTGCTAACAGGTATCTTACTCTCACCTATCATGCGATAGATAGGTTGCTGATCCTCTGGTGGCGTGTCAGGTGACATTACACCTTCGTAGGTGTTCACGTCTTCTGCTGGACGCTCGCTAGTACGATTGTATTCTTCGCCGGGTTCATATTCACTAGCCATAGCGATGACCTCTAGGATTGTCAGCCTTCTTATCTTGCTCTTGCCACAGCATGTAGCTAGGTACGCGCTTCTCTGCGGCGATCTTATACACGCCTATATCTGGCATATCGCCTAGCAAGTACTTCGTAGTATCCATTGCGTGATCGTTACGGTCAATCGGTTTATCAATACGCTCTCCTGATGTGGATTGTTGCCAGAAATAGCCTGCAACTTCGTCGGTCCACCAATCGAGCTTAGCATTGACGAACAATCGCGGCGAACCTGCAACACGCTTGATAGGATGTAGCAGGTTACGGTTAATGTTAAGATAGCTACCAACCTTGACGATGCCGTTGTTGATGTCACTGTTGCCTCGCTTCATGTAGATGCCGTCATCTTTGAACATGTCAGCGATTGTCTTGCCTACTGTGCGTTTGTTGACTGTTTTCCTGCCGAATATGCTAGGATCGGCGTTGATCTTGTGCATATCGCCAACATCGACGCTCCATTCTTCACGTATACGGCGTATACTTGAAATCTGCTCGTCTAATGACATTTCTTTCTTATAAAACCCGTCGCATATGATAACATGCGACTCCGGTGTGACAAACGCGAGCATATAGCACGAAGCCTGCGCTTGTCCGTAGTCATATGCCTCAATCCAGTTCGGCACGTAGTGGCTTTCTATGTACATATCAAGTTGCGCACTAATCTCACCCTCTTGCAACAAGTGCACGCTGCTATCGTACTGAGGATATACAAGTCCTTCGTAAGCCACCCACTTTCCAAGTAGAAAACGATCACGCTGTTGTCCTTGATACATCGTTTCGAGTGTTTGAATGAAGTCTCCACCCTCTGCCTCATGGACGTGACGAAGTTCATAGGTGCTGCCCTCTACTACGTCGATTAGTAGTTGTGGCTTGCCATCATGTAGTATAGGCTTGCGATCTATATCGCGTGCGCAGATTAAATCATCGACAATGTAACCGCCTTGTTGATATTGCTTAAGAGGGCGCACTAATTTGGTGTAGACCCAATTGCCTGTTGGATTACAGGTCAACATCATCCACCTTGGTCCTGTTGGTGGCATCGTTGGATCATCGCCAGAATAGCGCGCTCTCCCTCTCAAGCGGCCAAACAAGTCAAGGAAGTCCTTATATGTGATTTCAGGGTCTTCAACTTGATCCACTATCACCCAGTCGAACGTCGCGCTTAACAAATTTGAAGAACTGCTCTCCGTCTTCGTACCCTGCTGCGCGATATACCTGAAGTAGATAGTTGTACCGTTCTTCAGGTGACATATGTTGTCGCCGTTCTGACCAACTGCGAAGCTCACTATCCAACTCGGAGGACACCATTTCTGGAACTCCTTACGTATAGTGTCGTTCAGCTTAGGATACGTCGAACGCGATATAAGACCCGTACTACCTGGATACATGTCACTAAGCTGGATGGCTTTAATAACCGCAGCAGTAGTTTTACCGTTGCCAAAGCCACCGCCATAGACTTGTACCTTAGCTTTGCTACGCAGGAAGCGATCCTGCAAGCTGCCTTCCTTAAGAAGCAGCTCAGGACGCTCAGCGACGTTGATAGTACGTGTACGTGCCATTACTTATTCGCGGTTGCTGCCTTCACTGCCCACATAGCTGCGACTTCATAGTGTGTCATAGCGAGTGAGTAACAACGACCTATCTCGCCGTCTTCGTGTTTGTCGTTCTCACTGTTACATATGTCGATCAAATCGGCTGTGTGGCGTTTAATCTTGTCAACTAAGTTATCACCGCTAGGGTTGAAGCTCTCACGCACGCGCTCTGCACCGATACTGCCATGTTTTTGTTTATGTTCACCCACTTGTAACTCCTATCTGATGTTTGTTTCAGCCCAACGTGTAGTGCCTGCTGCTAACGAGCGATACACAGAGCCATCAGCGGTGTTGATGTACATCTGCGATGCGTATGCTGATGCAGTAGCAGGGAAGACTGCGCCAGTCATAGTAGGCATGTCGTAGCTAGGATCGACTTCACCGTAGAAGCCGTTAGCTTTGATACCTTGTCCGTCTTTATTCGGAACTATCGCCATCTTTCTTCTCCACTACTTGCGATGTTATATCACGCGCATCTATATCGACTGTAGGCATCTGCTTCGGCTGTGCTATCTCACGAATATGACGAATAACAAGCCCGCCTTCTAGTGAATGTCTATGCTCCATGACTTGTTTGGGGGAAAACCCGCCACGGTCTAGCATGTTCATCAGAACGCGAGCTTTAGTAGCTGGTCGAGTTTCTTCGTCTTCTAGTAAGTTCTCAAGTCCGTCGAGTGCGCTTGCAGATAGTGCATCAATTCGCTTCTGTACGCTATCTGATTGCAGTGCGGCGAGATTATCTTTCAGTAGTATGTCAAGTTGCGTGAATAACTGTAGTCCCTTGATCATGTCTACTTGAGAAATCTTCAAGCCTGTAGCTTCTGCTATCTCCGCGTCGTTGATACCGAGATTGAAGTACAACCAAACTACTCCGCAAGTTGTAACAGCCTTGCTGTCAGCAGGTAGATCAACAAGACCACGCCTAACAGCGCGGTTGTTCCTATCACGACCTCGCGTAGAAGCTGCCGACGCACTCTGGCGA